TGGTCAAGTAAGATTTGGAGCAGGCGAAGACTTAAGAATTTATCACGATGGCTCAAATAACTATATAAAAGGTACACAGAACCAACTTATTTATATCGGAACTAATAATGTAAACAGATGGTATTTTGCAAATGATGGACACTTTAGACCAGAAGCAAACAACTCTTATGACATAGGTTCATCATCACAAAGAGTTAGAAACATCTACACCAATGACCTTCACTTATCTAACGAAGGTTCATCTAACGATGTCGATGGTAGCTGGGGTGACTGGACAATACAAGAAGGAGAATCAGACTTGTTCTTAAAAAATAACCGTTCTGGTAAGAAGTATAAATTTAATTTAACGGAGGTATCATAATGGCTATAGATTATGCAAAAGGTCTATCTGATAACCCAATCATTCAAGTAGTTAGCGGTACTAGCACAACACAAAGCAGTACCACTAGCTCGTCATTTCAAAGTGGATATTCCTTAAGTATTACACCAAAGAACTCAAGTAATAAAATTATTGTTATGGGTACTGGAGTAATAAGTATGGGTGGTGGTTCTACTATGGGTGGTATTATTAGAGTTGTAAGACAAGTTTCTGGACAAAGTGATGTTAACGTAACAGGTACAGGTAACTATGGTCACTATTTTTGTGGTGCTACAAACTACGATATGGATATAGCTGGCAACGGCTTTATATATCTTGATTCTCCTAGTACAACTAGCCAAGTAACTTACTTACAACAGTATAGAACTGAACATCACCATGTATACTATAATAAAAAACAATATGCACAAAGACCTGCAAAAGCAAGTTTTGTATTAATGGAGATAGTGGCATGATTTACGATCACGAAGCAATTGTTAAAGCATATCCTGACGCTATCATTACTATTACAGATGATAAAGGTATCTTTAATGATGATGGTACTGAGTTTGTTGTTGATGACGCTAAAGTCAAAGCAGCAAGAGATGAACTGGATAGCTTACAATATCAAGAAACACGAAGACGAGCTTACCCACCGTGGCAAGACCAACTTAATTATATCTACGATCATGGTGTAGATAAATGGAAGACAGACATAGTCGATCCTGTCAAAGCTAAATATCCTAAACCAGAATGACATTAACACAGATAAATAAGGCTGGTCTAGATGAGATAGCTCTGGATCATGTCTTTACAATAGGTGCTAGCGGTTCTAGTGCCTACACATTTCAAGGAGAAGGGTTGAATGGCACTGTCAACAACCCTACTCTTTACCTTACAAGAGGTAAAACGTATAGATTTGAGAATGGCTCAGGTGGTCATCCTATACGTATACAAAGCACATCTGGAGCAAGCGGTACTGCATACAATACTGGCGTAACTAACAACGCTGGTAGTGGTACAGTTATTGTAGAAGTACAACACGATGCTCCTGATGTTCTATACTATCAGTGTACCAGCCATGCTGCGATGAACGGTATACTATATATTACTGGTGCACTAGCAGACGGTGGTGTGACTACAGCTAAAATTGCAGCAGACGCAGTTACTGGAGCTAAGATAGCAGATGATGCAATAAACTCTGAGCACTATACTGACGGAAGTATAGATACTGCACACATAGCAGATTTGCAAGTTACACCAGCTAAGTTGTCAATTATGGATAATGTTAATGCAGCTGGTACTGCTGGTAAGTTAAGATTAAACCCAGACGATAATAGTACAACTTGGCAAAGAGAAAATAAAAACTTGCACCAGATTCGTGATGATGTTTATGTAGAAGGTACGGTAAATGTTGGAGATAAAGCTGGTTTTGATTTTACACCTTTAGCTATATCTGCATTTAGTTATTCTGGAACTACTCTTACTTTAACAACTGCATCACATACAATAGCAGTTGGAGATAATATTTTAATAAAAGATAGTGCGTCTGGTTTTCAAGAAGCGTTTAATACTATTTCTGGTACAACTGGTACAACAGTTAAAGTTACTAGAAGTTCTGACCCATCATCTAGTTTATCTACAGCAAATACTAAAGTTATAGTATATACACCAGCAGATCCTAGAGGGTGTATAAACGTAGCTAAAGATCATGATAAGTTCGATCAAAATACCTTTAATCCAATACTTAGAGGTTATGTTGGAAAAGACTTAGATACAGCAGCTGGAAGAAACACAGAAGCTTTTAAAATAGAACTTAAAAAAGATAGTAGTGCGACAGATCATGTTGCAACACTTTTACATTCTACTAAAGAGTTTGGTAATGGACAAAGACTAGCGTTAACTATAGACGATGATAATAGCTATCCAGATGGTAAAAACTTAGTTCTAACACAGAATGGTGTAAAGATCACTGCTGATGATAGTGCTTTTACAGATTCAGATGAATTATTAGAAGTTGAAGGTAACGCTAAAATTGATGGTAATTTAGAAGTTACAGGAACTCTTTCTGCTGGTGGTGATGGAACTATTTCGGGTGATGAGTTATTCCTTACTGACTCAATTAAACACGTTGGTGATACTGATACTTCAATAAGTTTTCCGTCAAACGATACTATAAGATTTCGTACAGCAGGTGCTGCAAGATTAGATATAAACTCTAATGGAAACGTAGGTATAGGAAACACAAGTCCAGATTCAAAATTAAAACTTCAAGATTCAAGTGATGTTGCAATACATATTTTAAAAACAGGGTCGCAAGATACATTATTAAGAAATACAGGGCAAACAGAGATTTGTGCTGCTAGTGGTGGAGGCGGTGGTCAAAGAATAGTTTTTAAAATAGGTGCAAGCACTGGGTCTATGTCTGACGTAGCAAAGTTTACTGACAGTGGTTTATGCTTTGGAACTGACACCGCCGGAGCCAACGCACTTGACGACTATGAAGAAGGCACATGGACTCCAACTATAAACTCTAGCCTAAACGCCAACATTGCAGTAGGTCGTTACGTCAAGGTTGGGTCACTCGTAATGGCAAGCGGACGACTTGATTGGAACTCTAACTCAGGTTCTGGTGGAGGCATTGGCATGGGCGGTTTACCGTTTGCTACTCATGGTGACAGTAACACTAGAACAGCAGCAACAGTGGGATACATGATTGGCTTCGATACTAGCGGTAATCGCCAGTTAGTGATGGGAGCAACAAATAATACTACAAATATGTATGTACAACTTTTAAATGATAATGGTGCTGGATTTGCAATAGGTGCACAAAACTGTAGCAGCTCTGGTGAGATACAATTTACAATTACTTATAGAACAGACGCATAATGGCATTAAGCGAATCAATCGAATACGACAAGATAGAAGTTGTCGGTCAATACAAGGCGGTACAAGTCCGTAAAGCAACAGTCATCAAAAAAGATGGCACAGAACTTACAAGATCTTTTGAAAGATATGTATTACATCCAGATATGGATTTAAGTGAAAGATCTGAACCAAACGAAGTTACTGCAATATGTAACGCAGTCTGGACACAAGAGGTAAAAGACGCATGGAAGGCTTACCAAGAATCTCAATCCCTAGTGTAACACCGTTACCTGAGCCAATACAAATAAAAACCCCTTCTTTACCTCTTCCTACAGCAGATGTTCCCTCATATCAACCTTTGGTCGTACCTCCGAGCGATTTACGAAGACCCGAAGGTACAAAGGAGGTGCAAACAGAAGAAAACCCACCCCCAAAAATACACTTTCCACCCTTACCTAGCATCCCTTTACCATCGCAAGAAGTCTTAGTTGCTGCGTCTGTTACTGCTGTAACGGCTGTGGCAGCTGCGACTGCTACACAACCTGTAATCAATGCGTTAAAGGATAGAATACAAAAATTCTTACAAGGCAAGATAAACAAATGGAAACAAAACCGCCAGAAAAGAAAGGCATCCTCAGAAAAATAAAAGAGAATGTAGATGACCATGACGAACAGATGCAAATACTAGGAGCCATGGTGCGTCTAGGCGTAGTTATCTGGTCTGGTTTTATCATTACACTAAACTACGTAGAGTTACCTATGGTCAAGAAGACTGGAGCATCATCAGACATCACGTTCGTTGCTTCGATCTTTACAGGAGCCCTAGCTACATTTGGACTATCTACAGGTAACAAAAAGTCAAAAGAAGACAAACCAAAAACATGAAGAAACTAATTCTTCTCTTAGCCCTGTTATCACCCGCAGTAGCAAGAGCTAACACTGTCACGCCCCAGTTTACTACAGGGTCGATGAACAGTACAACAACTACAACTCAAAATATTACAGAAGTCACCCAGAAACAAGTATTTGGTTCAGAAGTTAACACTTGGTCAGGTACTAATGTCACACCATC